CAACAAATAGAAACAAGTGTAAAACCTATAGACCAATATCAACAAGTTGGTTCAATGATATCTACACCTCCAATTGTTCCAGATACAAGACAAGAGATATATGCACAACAATACGAACAAAGACAAGAGGAATATCAAAAAATGACAAAAAGAACTGTTCCAGAAAATGTTGATTTTGCAGAAAAAATAGAAGATGGAGTAATAAATAATATGGATGAATTAGTAAAACAACAAATGAAACAAAGAGAATATGAATTACAAAATATTCCACCTCCAACGAAACCAGTAACAGATACTGTAATTGCAAATGTACCAAAACTAAAAATAGATCCCCAAACAAATATCAATATTTCAGTAGAGGAAGTACAAGATAAAGGACAAAAAAGTGTATCTTGGAAAGATGATATGAATACAAGTGATATTGACTTATTAAAAAATCAGGTACAAAATTTAAAAGATATAATAAATAAAATGAATAACAAACTAGAAAAATTAGAAATTACAATTCATACAAATAAAGTTATGGATGAAATTATTAATAAAATAGATAATAAATAAAATAATTTAAAACATAAAATATATATTAAATAATGGAATTGTTATCAAATACATTATTTATTAATTTGGAACATCGAAAGGATAGATTGGAACACGTTACAAATGAATTTAAAAAAATGAATATTAAAGCTGAACGTGTAGAAGGAATAAAACCAAAATCTCCAGCAATTGGATGTACGATGAGCCATATTAAATGTTTAGAATTAGCAAAAAAAAGAAATTATGAATATGTTTTTATTTGTGAAGATGACATTACATTTACAAAACCTGAACTATTTAAAACAAATTTATCAAAATTTTATGAAAATAATGAAATAAATTGGGATGTAATTATTGTTTCTGGAAATAATAGACCTCCTCATCAACAAATATATGAATATGCAGCGCGCGTATTCTATTGTCAAACAACAACAGGATATATTGTAAAACAACATTTTTACGATACCTTAATTGATAATTTTAAAGAAGGACTGAGAAATTTAATTAAAGATCCAAAAAATAAATTTCAATATGCTATTGATAAATATTGGTTAAAATTACAAATGGAATATTATTGGTATTTAATAACACCTTTAACTGTTACACAGTATGATAATTATAGTGACATTGAAGAAAAAGATACACAATATAGTGATATGATATTAGATTTAAATAAAGAACATTTATTTAAACAAAAGCAACAGCAATTATTATTCAATATGAATAATTAATTTGTTATTCTCATAAATGTAGCCAATACGCTTTTATTTTTTTCTTCATAATTCATTGTTTTTAATTTATCTGCGTATTCTTTTTGCATCATTTGTTCTCTATATTGACTATTTTGTTGTGATAATATTCTTTCAGCTTGTTGTTTTTCCATAGGATTTAACGGTTGTTTTCCACGTTCTCTCATCATATGATCTACAGATGAAAATTGTTGAACTTTATTTATATCTTTTTCACTAACATTAAAGACTGTTTGGTCTTTATGCACTTTTCGTAAATCATCAAATTTTAATTTACTAAAAGGATCACACGTTGCGTAATTATCGTCATTATCATTATCATAAATACTATCTCCAGAATTACTATTTACATATAATGTTTCAACACCAGTATACTTTACTAATCCTTGTTGTTTATCTTTTACTTTTTCAAATATTGAAGCCATATTTTGAGTAGTTACATTTTCACTAGTTTCATATAATGTATTTTCATTTGTGAACCAAGAATTCTTTTCAGTATTAATTTCTTTCATCATATTTTTATCAAATAATTTATTAAATGTATCATTAAATTTCTTTTTATCTATATTATTTATAGCCTTGGATGTTTCTTTACTTGTAATATCATTATCTGTAGTATATACCTGTTTGTTATTTGATATATTTTGGTGTTGTTTATTTTGGTTCTCATAAAAATTAACAATCATATCAAATGCTTTTTTATAAAATAAAAAATATTTTGGATCTAATTTTGATTTATCTGGATGTGTCATTAAAACTTTCTTTTTTGCACGTTTCATATCTTCTAGTGAAATTGTATATGATAAATCAAATAAACCTAATAATTCTTCAAAGCTATACATATGAATATCTAAATTGTGTGCTTTTTTAGTCATAATTATATAATAATATATATTTATTATTATTATATAATAACGATTATACACTAAATTATTTCTTTTATAAATTATATATAAACAAATTTATATATTATTTTATTATGTCAAATAAAGTTGAATATTTCCAGAAACGTAGCGAATTTTTTAATTCTTTAAATGAAAATCCTGGATTAATTTTTGTAAAATTAGAAAAACATGATTGCGCACCATGTAAAATTATAGAACCAGATGTATTGCATTATTTCAGTAATATGCCTGATACAGTTAGAACTATTACTATTAATATTGAGGAATCATTTGATGTTTTTGCTTTTTATAAAACTAAAAAAATAGTACAAGGTGCTCCTACTATTTTATGTTATCATAAAGATAATACACATTATGTTCCTGATGATGTTTTTGCAGGATCAAATAAAGAAGAATTAAAAATATTTTTTAATAGATGTCTAGAAGAATTAAATTAAATATATATTTTTTATTGTAGTTGATGCTATACGAGTTATTGGTTCAACTTCTATAGACGATGTAATATCGTATGAATTATTAATAATACCTTGCAACTTTGGATTGTTTAATAATTGTTTGTAATGCTCATTATCAAAATGCCGTGATATTTGATTAAGACGATCATTTATATCAGTTACTGTTTTATAAAATAGTAAATCTGTTTTACTATATCTATAATTATATATGAAATTATATAAATTACTTCTATAACCATACCATTCATAGTAACATATATTATATTTTTTGTATTCGGCCTTAAAACAGCTATTTATTGTATTCGATACATTTTCCTCAGTATATAATTCTCTTTTATTTGGTGTATTCGAAAATTTTATATAATTACATATCATAAAATTTGTTTCCAAAATATTATGTCTTAGCAATTCATATAATAAATAACTACATAATTCATAAAAACATATCTTATTACAATCCATGTTTATTATAACTGTATCTATATTTGGTTTAATTCTCGTTTCTATTAATCGTGAATTAAGCTCTATGTCAGTATCATCGGTAAATAGGTCAATCACTATGTTTAAAATTTGATTCGTTTCTGGCTTATTTATTAAAAATTCTGGTACCATTTGATATAAAGCATTTGTATCTACTCTTGATGCTATCGACATACTTATTGTGTTAATGAATACATCTAGACCTATAAATTTTGAACCTACTGATACATATACATAATTATATTTATTATCTCTAAAAATACTACTTATAGTATTAATGTATTTTTCTGCGTTGGTAATTATTGTCATTATTAATATTTATTGTGAATAAATATTAATTTTCTCAATTTTTTTATTTTTTTTTATTATTTTTTGTTTTATTTTTTGTTTTATTATTCTTTGGCATTATTTGTTTCTTACTTTTTCTTCTTCTATTTTTACCACCTATTGTTTGTTTATTTTCATTTACTGGAATTGCATTTGGTATTTCTGGACTATCATCTACTTTTTCCTCTGAAAATGGGTTTAATGACCTAACTTTATCAATACTTTCTTGAACTGCTACAGGCACTTCAGGTACTGCTAGACTTGGCATTATACTACTTTCGTTTTCGTCTTTTTCCATATATTCTGGTATATCTATTTCAGTTGTTGTATCAGCTATTGTAGCATAGGTTAATACTAATGAAGTTACACCAATAAAAACATATGATATAAATGGAATATTTTCTGTTTTCATACTAAAGTTATATTATTATGATATTTTTATAGTTCAATTCATAAATTAATTACCTGCATTTATTCATAATCTGTATTGTTATTCTGTATTGCTAAATCATACTTTTTCCTCCACTTATCTTTAACTGGTTGTCTTAGATTTATCTTCATATGTCGCTCACATTGTTCTGGAGAATCATAATATAGTGAATCTGGTCCAGTTGTGTTTGATATTCCATTACCTGCATAAATTATTTTAAAAAATTGGCTTTCTGCTACTGGATCACCAATCTTTAGATTGTATTCACGAATACCAGTTACTGCATTTCTAATTGGATTTCCTGCAACGATATTTGTTGCATAATACACTAGCTTATCCTTCTTGCTTCCAATTGAACGATATCCAGAATCTAGCTTTAACATCTCTTCCATCGCCTTACGTTTTGCACGAGGACTTGAATAAACTGTGCTTTCACTTTCTACTGTTGATTCATGATAACAATCTTCATATTCCATATCTACTACACTCATTTTGTTATAAAAACTTTTATAATCAAAGGATACTAAGTAACGTTTTTGATATTATATTACATCATATAACCTTTAAGTTATTTTTCAAATTATTTATCAATACGATATAAGTATTAAAACTTTTTTAGAGCTATTTGTATATACAATGTCATTTACTCAAGAAGAACAAAGATTATATATTGAAAAACATTTTTTCAATAATAACATTCAAAATAATATTAAAACTACCAATACTGATATTGACAACGATATGTTTATACCTGAGAACAAACCTTCAATGTTTGATAAACAAACTGTTATATCTAATAGTAATATACGCAACTTTAAATATCTCGACGACCATATTTTATCTAATGATATTGCTTTATTTTCAAGAGATTTAACAGAAAATTATACTATACATTTATGTTTATTTGTAATTAATCAAGAATTAAATAAACCATTCTTAAAATTTATGTTTAGCAACAATGATTCAGTTTATCAATTTCCATCTACAGAACTAAATATGGATTCTTTTAAAATTATACAAAATAATGATATGACTGATAGCGATGATGAAGATAATGATGTCAAAACTATTAATGATGAATTTTTAAAACAATGTAATACGTTTTTTGAGAACATTACTAATATAAAAAATAATGATATGCAACAAAATTATCGTGGATTTTTAGAACATGATGATCTTAATAACAATCTATATGTATTCTTTGATTGTACTAACCTATTTATTGATATTAATCATAATAAATTTAAATCTAATGAATACTTATTTACAATTGTTGATGAAATATCTAGCGGACAAATACAAGGTCTTTCTATAGATAACAATATAATGAAATTATTTCAAACATATCAATTTATACAACAATTAAATACTATTGATGGAGAACCTATCATTATACCAAAATTAGCCTACATTTGTAATGAAATTGACGGAATTTATAAAAATGAATATTACGATGAAGAACATAATATGTCTATCATTTCACCACAAATAGAACACGAAAAATATAATGATATTTATGTATTTTCATCTAAACCATTAGATGGTAATTACGATAAAATTAAACGATTTGCATTATTTTATGAAGAAAATATTGATATTAAAGAGAACCTGGAAAATAAAGATAGTGATAAAATCGAAGAAAATACACCTAAAATAGAAGATACAGATAGTGTTAAAACAGAAGAAAATCAAACAGAAGCAGAAACATCAGAAACGGAGAACAATAACAACGAAGAAAATCAAACAGAAGAAGAAACACCAGAAATAGAGAACAATAACAACGAAGAAAATCAAACAGAAGAAGAAACACCAGAAATAGAGAACAATAACAACGAAGAAAATCAAACAGAAGCAGAAACACCAGAAATAGAGAACAATAACAACGAAGAAAATCAAACAGAAGCAGAAACACCAGAAATAGAGAACAATAACAACGAAGAAAATCAAACAGAAGCAGAAACACCAGAAATAGAGAACAATAACAACGAAGAAAATCAAACAGAAGCAGAAACACCAGAAATGGAGAACAATGATGATAGTGAT